GCCTACAAAAAGCAGCAGGGTCACCGTCAACAGAACCCCGCCCCAAACCAGGTTCATTCACCTGCAATAATTTGACATTGAAGCCGCAGTCATACCACAATTGAGCGTCGAGTTTCACCGGCACGGCTAAGAGGGCATCATCTCCCTCAACAACCATGTCGTATTCTGATGGTCCTACACCCATCAATTTCTCAATGATAAATTTCCCGACGAACATATTGGTCAAACCATTACCTAACGAAGTGCAAAGGTCTCCACTCATGCGCCGAGCGCGCAAGTTGACCTTTATACCTGTACGGTGTCTGCACTTGTTTGTGCCAGTAATGGCGCGGCAGAGGACATCACATAATTTAGGGAATTTGGTAGCTAAGAAGTGACGATAAACGTTACATTCAATAGCCTCCATAATCGGTACTTTCATGTGAGATTCAAAGGCAGTAAAATCAATTATGTAATAATAACGCCCAGTACGCTCGAATTTTGATATAAACGCAGGTCTGTCCGGGACAGGAACGTGCTTTATAAACTCTTTTTCGAGATACACAACTGACTCAATTCCTTTGAACGCAGGTCCAGCGTAAGCCTTAAAGTGATCGGATCGACTGTTGATCCACCGAATGTGTTTCAACTTAGGTACATACGCCTCCGATTTGCTGAATGATTTGACTTGATGCAATTTGCGCTTAGGAGGTGCCTGATCATGGTTGTCCTCACATGCGCGCCGATACTCATCCAAACGATGCTGTGCCAGGCCAGATAGGCAGCAATAACAATTGCCGCAATTGCTAACGGTATGGCCCGACTTGATGATAGGCGCCTGAGGAACCAACTCATGACAGTCAAACGGCATCAGCTCACTTAATGGCTTCCAATGCTGAAGGCAGTATTCACCAACAAAGGTAGAAATCTCCTTCAGATACTTGCAGGTAGGTGTCGTTGCCCCGAAGCGCTTCCTGACACCTTCTCTGTTCGTGTCTACATCACCAGCATCCATGTGCATAGGCGCATACCCTTCAAGCACAAAACGCCTATCCAAGCTGGTGAACAACGACGAACGATCTCGGTTGCGTGCGCAACCCACGTTAACGCACACATCCTCATCCACCTTCGAATCGGGGATTCGAGGCACTGGTCCTTGTTCCGCGCACCATTCACCGACTCGTGCCCCAAGCGTGAATAGTACTGGCCGACCCCCTGGGTCCGTTAGCGGCCGTTTGGACCTGCGGCACTCACCTGCCACAGGCCCGAACGGCTCACCCGAAAATCCCTGTACGCAGCCATCAGGCGCGCAATCGCAATAGTGTCAGCAACCACACTATCCTTGAATATATCAGGGATCTTCAGCTCGCCCATCCTAACAAAGTAACGGGCGACGTCCTCTGCACACTTATCA